CATTTCCTTCTGCGGTTGCACCTCTAGGAGATACATGAAGACCGATTGCAGAAGATCCTCCAACTGCAGAAGCAGAAGCACTTCTTGGTGCTGTATGGAGTCCTGTTGCACCACCACCAGTGGAACCATTGCCGGATGCAGAAGCACCTCTTGGCGAAGTGTGGATCTCGCTTGAACTATCAGAAGACTGTCCTGAAGAACTGGCGGTCCTAGGCAACGTGTGTATCTGTGCTGATGATTCAGAAGACTGCCCTGCAGCAAATGCTGTTCTTGGCGAAACATGCAACCCAGTTGCTGAATCTCCAGTATCCGCTCCACCGGATCCTGTTCCAGACCTGATGTTGTTATGAAGAGTGACGTTGCTTGAATCTCCAGCACCACTGGCAGTGGCGCTTCTTGGAGCCGTATGCAATCCAATTGCGCTTTCAGAACCTTCACCATTTGCACTTGCTGATCTTGGAAGCGTGTGAAGTCCACTAGACAAGGAATCGCCATTAGCTGTATCACTTGCAGTCCTTGGCAAAGTATGTATTGAAGACGAAAATTCGTTTCCGTTTCCAGAAGCACTTGCTGTTCTTGGTGAAACATGCAATCCATCAGCTGATTCGGAACCGCTTCCAGATACGCTTGCACTTCTTGGTGAAGTGTGCAACCCTGTTGCGTATCCACCAGTAGAGCCGTTTCCTGATGCTGATCCGTCTCTTGGGGCAGTACGAAGCTCAAACGACAACTCAGAAGACTGGCCAGCGGCGGAAGCAGTTCTTGGTGAAATATGAAGACCAATAGCAGAATCGCCAGTGTCTGCTCCACCTGATCCAGTTCCTGATCTGATGTTGTTATGCAACGTCGTATTGCTTGATGATCCTTCGCCAAATCCTGAACCAACAACAAAAACTGTTCTAAGTTGAGAAACAGAGCTTTCGCCTTCACCGCTAGCGTTTGCATTTCTTGGAGATGTATGGAGTTTCGTTGAGCTTGATTCTCCATTACCATTTGCACTTGCAGACCTTGGTGATGTATGTAGAGAAGTGGATGTTTCCTGGCCATCGCCACTTGCTGTTGCTGCTCTTAGTGACGTGTGCAATCCAATTGCTGTTTGATTAGACGATCCACTTGCACTCGCATTTCTTGGCGAGGTGTGAAGACCAAACACTGTTTCACTTCCAGATCCAGCTGCACTTGCTGTCCTAGGAGATGTATGAAGTCCAATTGCTTGGTCTCCAGTTGTAGATGATCCAGAGCCCTGTGCTGAACGCTTATTATTATGTAGGGTCGCATTAGACGAGGAACCGAGTCCACTTCCAAATGCAGTTTTAATGTTCGTGTGTAGGAATGAAGAATTGCTGTTGCCTGAACCAGAAGCATTTGCGGTTCTAGGCGAAGTATGTAGCCCAAGGGCCGATTCTTCACCGTTACCTGATCCGGTAACACTTCGTGGCGAGATGATTAATCTGTATGCTGATTCGCTGGAAGATCCATTTGCCGAAGCAGTTCTTGGCGCAGTGTGAAGAACAGTTACAGAAGAGCCACCAGTTGCACTTCCTGTTGCAGTGTGATACAGGGTTCTGGCTTGTGTTGAAGACTCTGATCCAGATGCGCTTCCAGTTGCAGATCTTGGAGCCGTATGTAGAACGCCGGCATAGTCTCCTGCTGTTGCCGATCCACTTCCCTGACCGGTTCGAATATTGTTGTGCAGGGTCGAGTTAAATGAGCCGCCTTGTCCAGATGACGATGCAGCACGGAAGACGTATCTCGTGCTTTCTGAACTTGATGTTGATGAACCACTTGCCGAAGCATTACGCAATGAAGTGCGAAGCGCATTGGCGGAAGAGGAACTGCTGGCGTCACCAGTCGCTGCCCTGGATACAACACTGTATCCAAGGTAGAACGGACTGGAGTCTCTGAACGGTTCAGAGAACCCAAATACATGAGGATTCGACATGAGGGGTTAACCCCCTTAAATCAGTCGAGGGTCAGTGTGAGCGAGGTAATCTCGAAAGTGTCACCTGCGGTAACTGAAGCGCTTGAAGAAAGTGCGCCGAACCAAAGTGCGGTTCCGCCTGTTGCGGCATCCCACATTGACCAGTGAGTGTAAACCTCGGTTGCAGCAACGTTTGTCCAGACAACTGATGCGTCCGAGGACTTTGAGCCGCCTGAGGCGGGGTCGAAGGATACAGCAATGCGATCTGTTTCCGAAGCAACGCTTGCGGTGCAATCTTCGCCAGGGTTGCCCGTGTGAAGTTGGAGATAAGTACCTGAAGCTGAATAAGTCGAGCCAGCACCGTCCAAGGAGTCAAGCCAGAGGTTTTCAAGTGAGTTTGATATTGTCATGTCATTGACGCTTTCTACGAGGCTCCGGCATTCACCGGCTCGCTTACAAGAATAACATAGGCAGGATTTCTACGGCGTTAGTTCTATCTGCACCGTTAGATCTGAGCCAGCAAATATTGAACCGATTTGATCAATGTCTACAGATAAATAACTTCCAGTCGTCAATTCTGTTACAGCAGGTGTAGCTGTTGGGCAGGTAACGCTTCCAGCAAGTATCTTCGGTCTGCTTAATTGGTTTGTAAAAACCGTTGACCCATTGACATTAACATCCACGATTATGTCAGCTCCTAGGGGTGCTGTAGAAACAGAAGCTCTTACATTGCTTAAAGTTATTGGACCAGGGATGTAGAAACGTGCCCTGCCAGTTCCAGTATTCAGTACTCCGGGTACAGTAAAAACCTGCACTTGGTATAGGAATTGCTGAACACCTGGAGCCCTTGTTGTTGTGATGACGACCTGATTTGGTACATCATTAGACGTGACTACCTGAACTATGTTTGACGTCATCGCGTTACCTCTGGGGTCAGGGTGAACGTTCCTTGAAGTATCCTGTCTACTTCGTTTGTCGGTGAAATTATCTCAAGGTCATAAAACCCAGAAGTAAAAGGGTTGTTCGTAGTCGACATATCCCTTGTATCTTCAGCTCTAATAAAAAACTGTATTGTCCCAGCAGCACCGCCTAGAGTCAATCGATTGTTTTCCGTTGTCAGAGTTATGACTGGGGTTGCTGATTCTATGTATTTCCTGACCTGCATTCTTGCCGTATAACCAGTGAGGTCCCAATTCAAGTATGTGGGATCAGTTGGAATACTGTCTGGATCTGGATAGCGCAAAGTGGCAAGCGTGTCAAAAGTCGAGCCCTGTTGGCAAGTAATGTTGTAAACTCCAGCAATCATTAATATCTCCCGAATAAGCCCATCATTGATTGTAGATTAGAAACCGCTTGCTTGAGAGAAGTAATTGATTACAACAAATCTGTGAATCTATTTACATTGTCATGAGTGATATATTCCATTGGAGTGAATAACTTGCAAAAAAGATCAACCATTGGTTATCTGACAACAGACTGGGCATGGGGTACTGACCCCCTGCAACCGAACGGCTGCGCATGGTATAGGTGCGCCCTGCCGTCACGTGAACTGCAAAAACACGGATGGGTAACCTCTATTGGTCTTCCTGGATTCAGTAAAGACAAGGGTTTTGGCATCTTGACAGGAGACAAGCAAGCAATACATGGATGGGACATTGTTTTTTTTAAGTTAATAATGAGCCGCGATGCGCTTGAAGCAATGCCTTTGGCTCAGGCGCTTGGTCAAAAAATTGTTGTTGACATTGATGATTGGTTTGAAGGACTGCACCCAAGCAATAAGGCCTATGAATCTACCGATCCAAAAAAGAATCCTGAAAACAATAGAGATATTTACGCTCAAATAATAATGCAAGCAGATGCTGTTATCACTTCTACAAATTTTTTATTTGATTATTATTCGCAAAAACGGAAAAATGTATTTCTAGTTAAAAACGGTATTGATATTGATACGAAAAATATTAGATGGAAGAAAAAAGTTCCAAGACTGCACGCACACAGAACCAATGTTGGCTGGGTAGGTGCAACTCCATGGAGATCTGGAGACCTAGAAATCATGGCACCATTTTTGGGTGATTGGTTGAATTCTAGAAAAGCAAACTTTATTCACTCAGGGCACACCAAAAATGGAGCACCCACTGCCGCTAGCCAACTAAGTATCAACGAAGATGCAGTAAAAACCTACCCCCTGGTTCCAATATATGACTATCCACAGCTTTTTAGTAAAATCGATGTAGGCATAGTTACGCTAAATGACATTCCTTTCAACCATGCAAAGTCGTATATAAAAGGACTTGAATACGCTGCTTCGGGGATACCTTTTATTTCTTCTTATTCCCCAGAATATCAAGAGTTGGCAGATCTTGGAATTGGCAGGATTGCAAAGACACAGGAAGATTGGATATACCACCTAGATGAACTACGTCTTCCTGCAATAAGGAAAGATGAAGCCATTCACAATTCAAGCCTATTGCAAAATTTCTCAATAGAGGAAAGAGGCAAAGACTGGAACGCCACAATGAAATATATTTTGGAAAACATATAGGAGAAACTCATGATAACAATATGCACAACAGTCGCAGCATTCGTCATGGATAACGAAGACCATTGGGGTTCGTGGATGAAGAATGCAGAAAAAGTGAAAGAGAATTATCAGCATTTTGGGGACTGGACAGATGTTCAGTATTTCGCAGCAATACAAATTGACTCAAGAGGAATCGAGCCTTTTAAGCCATTTACTGATCGACTTGAATCAATTGGTGGAACGTACTGGACCTACTCTCTTGACGACGGTAGAACTGAAGTAAATACCAAGAACAGAGTTAGGCATATTGTTGTTGGTCAGAATTTATGCAATGATTTTTCAATGTCAAACCCTGCATGCACGCATATGCTTTTTATGGCTGCCGATTGCATGCCGCCAGATGAAATCTTGCCAAAAATGCTAGAAATGAATCATCCGTTGTGTGCTCCATACATAACAACTTACGGGCTACGTGGTCCAGTTGTTGAAAAGTATCCATATCCGGTAATGGATGCGATGGCTTCTGCTGCCGCAATATTCATGGATAGAAGCATTTTTTCGGGAATACGTTGGAGATGGGATATGGATAAAAACATGTCAGACGACCCATCTTTCCATCATGACGCTATTCACTACATGAATACGGCAACATACGTAAGAGAAGATTGCATAGCAAAACACTTCCCGGAAGCAGTCGGCGCGATAGAGACAAGAGGACACGATATGACGGTTTACAGATGATAAAGAAACTGAGAGAATTTCACTCTGCTAAAAAATTGAGGGAAATTTACTCGACACCGCACGACCATCAGATTTACGGGCGTGGTCACGGTATAAGGGTTGACACGACAATATCTTTACTCAAAGACATGGCGTACCAGGCTCAAGCAAAGTCGGTAGCGGACCTGAGTTGTGGGAATGGATTAATAGCTAAATCACTTAATCTTGACAATACGATTCTTGGTGATTTTGCTAAAACCTATGAATACTCTGGGCCCTTAGAAAAAAACATTTTAAAAATACCAAATGTTGATGTCTATGTGTGTTCGGAAAGCATCGAGCACGTCGAGGATCCAGGCATGGTGCTGTCCTTAATAAGAGAGAAATCAAAGACTCTGGTTCTGACAACCCCAATAGACGCATGGTACGACACTAATGAAGAGCATTACTGGGCATGGAATAGGCAAGGCGTAGAAACTCTCCTCAAAAATGCTGGTTGGGTTCCAGATGTATTCATCATGCTGGATACAACGGTTTTTGGAGAACCATACATATACGGAATGTGGGGATGCAAATGAGAATTTTAATAACTGGTGATGCTGGATTTGTCGGTGGATATTTCCACAAGGCGCTAGATGGCAACGACATAGTGGGCGTTGACATAAAGAACAATCTTGACGCTCGTACATTCTTTGCAAAAGACGATACTTATTTTGACTTGGTTATTCACTTGGCGGCAATAGTCGGAGGCAGGGCAACCATTGAGGGTGAACCGCTTTCTGTGGCTGTTGATTTGGCGATTGACTCAGAACTCTTTCAATGGGCATTAAGGACTAGGCCGGGAAGAATTGTTTACTATTCATCATCAGCCGCATATCCGATCAGCCTTCAGGGTTACGGCTCGCGACATCACTTGGTTGAATCAGACATTGATCTTGACGACATAAAATCTCCTGACTACACCTACGGGTGGGCGAAACTCACTGGCGAAATGTTGGCTGGTTATGCTGAAAAAGAAGGTCTAAGAGTCCACGTGTTTAGACCATTTTCTGGATACGGAGAAGATCAGTCACTTGACTACCCATTCCCATCATTCATAAAGCGTGGCGTCGAAAAAGACAACCCATTTAAAATATGGGGAACTGGAAACCAGGTCAGAGATTTCATTCACATGGAAGATGTCGTGGCAGCAACACTGGAAGCAGTAAAGCAAGACATACAAGGTCCGGTTAACCTCGGCCTAGGTAGAGCGACATCATTCAATGAACTAGCCGACTTAGTGGCAAAAGAGTGCGGTTACTCTCCTGAGTATGAACGGATAATTGGTGCACCCGAGGGAGTGCAGTACAGGGCTTGCGACCCATCTAAGATGCTGAGTTTTTACACGCCAAAGATCAGCCTTGAAGAGGGTATTGCGCGAGCTGTAAAGTACTTTGAATTAAAGAACTGAACCAGAATCCTTGTTGGCTCCGACCTTCTTGAGGCCCATCGCCATAGCGATCGAAAGTGCAACAGCAGTTACACCAATCTTCAGGTTTGCCGTGTCAACAAGACCGTCGTAGTCTGCTCCAGTGGCAATCCAAGCCCCCAAATAGGCCTGCATGAATGTTCTTGCTGCTCTTTCGGCAGTATCTTTGATGAAAGTTGAACTCATTTTTCTCTCCTTTGTTATGAACAATTTTACCAGTTTTATGGGTTTCCTAGCGCATACAGATTTAATCTGCCCTCTGGGTCTTCATCCAGAGACATTCTCTCTCCTCCGCTGGATGGCAACAACGAGAAATTAATTGCATACCCAACAGGTATTATCGGAGTCACAACTGACTCGAGAACGCTGAATTGATCTGACGTAAGCAGGTAGGTAGGTGTTTCGTTTACTCTTGTTTTTACGTTTATTATCCATCGATTTTCGTATGATAATACAACTTCTTTTTCTCCAGACAAAAGTTCTTTTATCGTATTGACTAGGGAAGTTATTGTTCCTGAACTCAAACCATAGTTTTTTGAGTCAACTTGGTATCTACTGAAATCAAGACGGTTAGCAGCGTATTTCTCGATTGACGGATAAGAGACTTCTGTTATCGTCAGAGTTGATGCTGAAGTTGCGTCGTATTCATCGTCGTCCCAATACAGCTTTGTTGTATCACCATTGCTCCTTAATATAAATATTCCTTCAAACGTTGCATCGGAACCAGATGATGCTTGGACCCTAACAACACCAGTGCCAGAGTAAAATGGCAAAAATATGCTAGAGGAATTAGTGCTAACGACTCCAGATTCACGAGTTACCGATATAGCCACCGCTGCATTCTCGGTCAAAGCAACGTTTGCGTCGATTAATGCATTTGTTTGTGGAAAGTTAAGTCTTGACGCAAAGATGTCTTTGGCGTCAACTATGTTTCTTCCAGCAAATTGAGCAAGCCACTGAATAGTGCTTGCATCTGCCTGTAGGGGATCTACCAAAGCGCTTCTCAGCGTTAGTGGCATCAAGGGGTTGGACGGGTCAAAACCATCTTCTTTAGCAAATCTTATGTAACTTAAATAAATAAGCAATGCTTCGTTTGCGTCTGCTAGCCCAATGTCCAAAAATCTGCGTATCGCGAATAGTGAAGTTTTATTTTGTGAAAGACCACCGTCATCAGTGTCGTGGTCTAAGTAAAAATTAGGCATATCTATAATGGTGTTAGACACAAATTGATTATCAAATAATGCATCTATGCATATAATTGCTGGAATCGACATAAACAACGGGTTTTCACTGCCGCCAAAACTGTTTAACATAAAAGAAACAGAATGAGTATCATCGTCTTCTGGAACAAGTATTGCACGAGACCTGATAATCGACCATTTACCACCAACAATTGTATTTAATCTAGAAATTGGCGGATCAACATCTATTGAAAGATTTGTGTCAACTTGTAAATTGCAGTCAATTGTCTCGGTTGAACGACTATAAACCATTGCGTGAGCCTGAATATATTTTCCATTGTATGACTGATCAAGATTT